CGTAGACTCTCCTAATACAAGCGCCCACAGGTTAGGACGAAAGTTGTCGTCATAAGGCAGTTTGAGATTAAGCCCGTTACTGATGCAAGCCGAAAGAGCGATGAAGCAGCTAACTTCGTGATACTGCTCTGGCGCGTCAGTAGCAATCTTCGCCCATTCCTTGTATTCAGCTACAAAAGAATCTTCGTCTACTTCATCTGGATCAACAAGCTGTGGCATACGTAACTTGTGAGTCGTGTTAGATGCATTGAATGATGCCTGCTTTAATTTAGCCTTCTGTACCTCCTTCCACATATAGTCGATTGGTCTGTTATCGCGTGCATACTTGTTACACTTTGAATTGACACCTACTACGAAAGTCTCTTCATCCGTCATACCCATCTCAATGCAAATGTTGAGCAATCTCCATAACCTACCAGACCAATCGTCTGTCTCATGCGGCTCTGTCTCAAATAAGGTCTTAAAGACTTTACCGTTACTGCTCGTTGGATCGCTTATCTCACGCTTGTATGAGTAGAGGACGTGCTCTATTTCTGGCAATTCTTCCGGTAATTCCTCTACTACGATAGAGCCATTAGTAGGAGCAATAGGCTCAGGAAGCGCATTGAAGTAATCTGCATCCTGGTGAGTACCGAGAATACGCAACAACTTGACTGGCGCAGGTTCTTCATACTTAAAGTTCTGAGTGAACGGAACACGGAGCAACTGCTCTAAGTCCCAACCACTCTTATCTGCACCAATATGGTACGCTAGTTTACGTGAATAGTCCTGTGCTATGTCTGGTGGAATAGCGTCCTTAAGTTGCCAGATAGCCTGGTAACGTGCAGGACTTGATTCGATGATTATCGACGGTATTGGCTCTAACTCAAAAGGTACAACAAAGTCTAAGTCTGACCAGATAATTGTACCAGCTACCGCGTAGTCGCGTTTACGCTCTGGTCTATCGAACAACGTGACTCCGAACCAGACGTTATACTTAGGTGCTTGTTCTTCGATAAAATGTCCGAGTTCCATGCGTTGACTAGGCCAACTAAACCAGTGTTGTTTGAACATGGATTTAGAGGCATTACCCGTAGCAATACAAAGTTGACCCTTCTCGCCACCGAAAAGAAAGTCGAAGAATTGTAATCTCAGAGTAAGCGTGCTGCTACTTGTAGCGGACATCAATCCAATCTAATGGACCTGCGGTGGACTCTATGTATAATTCATAATCTTCGTTGAAACAAGTATCACACCAACCGAAGTTGATGACATATTCATTCCAATCAATCGACGAATTACATTTGCTGCAATTCGTTCTTACTGTTTCCATAATGCCGGTGGTCGGACTCGAACCGACAAGACCTTACGGTCGGCAAGTTTTAAGCCTGCTGTGTATACCAATTCCACCACACCGGCAACCTTTTAATTACTCAGACCAACTACCAGTTCCACCCATAATTCCGTTAGTAGTAGAGACAGAACCAGCTTCAAAATTACCGAGCAGATTGGAGTCGCTATCGAAGAAGAGGACACTAGTATATACAGAGGTCATGTTGCACTCAAAGCTCACAGTGTTAGCCAAGAGGCTATCAAGATCATCTGTGTAAACGTCGCCGATTAATGCTCCACCACCAGGAGTTGAAACACCACCACCTGATCCATTAAACGAATCTTCGGTGTCGTCAATATCAACCTGAACCTGGAAGTAGAAGATCATGCTTACAACCGCACCATGAGCCGGATAGCTCTCTGTATCGTCTGCTGTAAGCTGAGCTACAATTTCATCCAGCTTATCATCTTCAAGTTTATTCTTGAAATGCTTGACGAAATCATCTGCAACTGCTGATCCATGCTCTGTCAAGATGTTCCTTCTTTAGAAGGGATATAATGGTAGTTAACCTACCTGAGTAGTCTAGAACTACTACAACCATCCGCCTCTTTCGGACTCAAGTTTCCGCCCTGTACTAAGGCTTACGTCTACATGAAATCCCGACTCGGTTAACTACCATACCGTAATTGCTGCCCCAACAATTACCTAGTTAGGCCCAGGGGTGTGTCCTATCCCTAACCGCCCCACTTACTACTTACGACGCTAGATTAACTCTAACGAAGTTGTGCGGGAACGGACGAATACGCAATCCGTTCATCGGATTAGGCTTAACCCTTAAGCCATTCATCGGATGAGGAACTACGCGAAGCCCGTTCATGGGATTAGGCTTAACTGCTAACGCTGCCGTAGCAAACAACATTGCGCTAACAGCAACCAGAACAACGAGAACTACTAATCTCGTCATCTTTACTCCCTCCCTGCTTAGTTAGAGAACTCCATCGCTACCAAGAGCCGCACCAACAGTACCGCGAGGCTTGATAGACGTGATTTCGTTCTGTGCTGCATAATCGCCCTTTGCAGGACGAATCTTAACATTGACCTTAACTTCCTTACCGAGCCAATCACTCGGATCGGGAGTAAACGAACCAGACATAATCTCTGACTGATCGTATCCCATTGCAACGAGGAAGTTAACGAAGATGCCAAGCGACTTCTTCCGCTTCTCCGCATCATACGTTGTAGGCGGAATGTAGAACCGCTTGAACAAGACACGGTTATCGTACTTTCCACCATCTACACGAAACTGAATGTTCCATCCCGGAGTACCAGGAGGCAACTTACCATCCTCTTTGTCCTCGGGGATTTCAACAGCAGTTACATCGTGAATGTGTACGTCGTATGCAGCAGGCGGAAGAGGCTCAAAGTCACCGGCGCTTGTATCAGCGTCAGCGAGATTAAGTGTTCCAAGGTCCTCGATTCCCATATGAGTATAGCTCCTTATGGTTTAACTGTAGGTGTAGATACGGCTGCTTCCAGTTCGGAAGAGATAGTGCGATCAATTGTCGCACCTGCCTTGAAGATAATGTCCCATATCTCAGGGATAGTGGGATTATCTAAGGTTGCGGGTAGAGCCTTAGTTCTATCCTTAGCCATCACCCTCTCTGTCTTTGCAAATTGCATTGTCCTTACGGTTTCCCCATTCTTAGTAATGGGCCGTAAGTACCCTACAATGTCGAAGAAGCCAGGAACCTGTCCACCTAATTGTCCCGGTAACATTGGCCCGATAGTTACTATACCAGTTCTATCGTCTTTCTTCTCCGTCATCAAAGTTGTAACGACAACGTGACACGGTAAGTCTTTAAGATAGCGCAAGACTTCTTTAACCCTGCTGCCTGACTTACCCCATTCTCTAGGACTAGGAACATAAAGGTCTGTTGTCTCTGGCTTCTTGTTGAATTGATCTTGCATCACTTCTGTCATATCAATCTCTCTAAGTTCAGTCAGAGAATCCAAACCAAAGAGTTTGTAATATTTCGGGTTCTTGTGCAGAATGTCTGCAATCTCCTGAACGCTGCCTTCGCCTAACATCTTGCGTGACTGTTTAACGTCAATCTGAGGTTTATCGTTCAGTACCGTACTACCACCTTCAATGTCCAGCAAAAACGCAGGATGAGTTAATGGGCTATCCTGTGCTGTGCCAATGAACGTAGTCTTACCTGACCCACTTTCACCGAATACAAGCATCTTAAGAAACTCAATTTTCTCAGGGGATTGAACGCCTAATTGATCGCGTAGCGATTGCCCTAAGACCGGAATACTACCATTTGTACTCACGCTAACTCTAGAGTGACAACAACGTGAGTGCCATCATACTGGCAATTAGAAACAACGAGTTCTTTAATCTGCGGCGTATCAACGTCTAACATGAACAATACTTTATCTACGCCGTGTGTTTCGATCTGTGCAACCAACTCTTCGATATGCCCATCTTGGTCCATAATGACTCCTTATGATGTAAGATAGAAAAGAATTCTTCCCACGTTAATCCACATTTGCAAGTAGCAGTATGAGGTTCAAATACATGTTTATGGAATAACATTATGGGCCTCCTTGGAATCGAACCAAGAACCATCGTGTTATGAGCACGCCGCTCTAACCATTGAGCTAGAGGCCCGACCATCTTACTTACGTACTCTTAAACCAGCAGTACGTCTGTTACGCATTACGGACTTGTAACAGTTGCGCTAGGATCAGCAGGCTCAGGAGGACTACCATCAGCGGCAGGCGCAGGAGCCTCAACAGGCGGTGCAGGTGCAGCAGCAGGTGTAAGTGTAACTTCGCCACTAACTGCCTCAGAAGCAACAACAGTAAGTGTGGCCTGAGCGTGAATATCCACGCCGTCATCATTGTGTGCATCGACACCGATAATCGTTGCACCCGTAGTACCAGTCTTAGCGACTGTAGCAGACAGTCCATCTGCACTTGCACTTACGGTAGCAACGCTCTCGTCACTACTAGTCCAGACAGGAGTATCAGCCGGGGAAGTAGCGTTATTATCTGCATCGACGAATCCGACTGTGGCGCTCGGATCGCCGTCGGTGTCCTTAAGCGTAATATCAGCCATGTAACTGTTTCCTCCTGTTAGAAATACGTATGAGAATACTGCTTTGCCTGGTACAAACCCTAGTAACTTTAGGGCATCTTCAATTTTCTTTGTCGTAATAATGACCTGCGTTTTCCACCCCCTCTATAGTTCCCCTTCAAGCTTTGGTTTAGGATCAAGTATCTCACTAAGCTTTAGAATTGCATGAGTGCTGCACAGTGGCATTCCTAGTATCTTGATGTAAGTAGGACTACCACATCGTCTGGAAGTGCATCGCATTTCGTCGTCAACCCATGTAACGTGCTTAGTGTTTCTACTGTTCTTGTGTGGATAACCTGATCCTATAATCTCTGTCGCGCGTCTTGTATCTTTCTTTTCACCTAGTAATGCCTTGACCTCTTCTTGTGTGAGGCCCATTATCTATCGAAGTTCGGTTGGAATCCTGCCTCCAACGTAGCAACATAATCGCTACCATCCTCTGCCTGCAAGCAAGCAGTACGAAAAATGCAGTTGAGACAGTTGTACTCTTTGCGAGGATTAGGATACGGAACAGGATCGCCCAACATATCGAGAGATTCAAAGTAAAGCCTGATACGTGCATTGATCCGCTGAGAGTTATTACGCCACATAGGTTTGGTATTGATGAACCTCGTATTCTCTGATTCAATCAACCATTCGTAATAGCTCTGCATCTTTGGGTCTTTGTCAAAGATGATCCTAATGCCTAGTTTGTCGATCGCCTCGGCAAACATCTTGGCTGTAGTTGTTTCGCTCTGCCTGTTGATAGAGGGCATACCCTTTGACGTAATTGTCGGCGGCTTAGGGTATCCTTTAAGCAGGGCTTGATAATCAATGAATTCAAGCTTCTTATATGGTAGGTCATGGATTACGGCCTCAACCTCTCCTAGAGTAAGATAAGTGGTACACTGTTCATCTAGGTCTAGATGACGGAAATAGTCCTCACCAATTACACTAGCCGTCTTGTAATCTCTAATGCCGTAGCGACCACTATCACGATCCTGAATGATGATATCCATACGACCGCGAGCGTGACACTGTTTTTCGATGACGTAGTTACCTTCACCATCATCGAAACCTTCTTGCATTAGATTACCGAATGCATTTTCTGCTACTGTATTCGGTGTCCAACCATCCGGCATTTCCCGCTTATCAACCATCATCAGCGGGAAACCATCTTTGTCTAGAATAGGAACACTAAAGTCATGCTCGGTTGCAATGACTGTAAAGTTGTCATTGGCCTCAGCATAATCTTTGTAGTAACGCATCATGCCCTGACCTAGATCAAGTAGTTCCATGAAATGATCGTAGTCGGGATTCGGCAATAGTTCGTCTAGACCTTGTATGAACCATGCATCGTGCTCATGGCTATACTGTGGTTCTCTATCACCGTAGTCTTTCACTTCATCGTTACTAACGAGTCCACCATTCCACTGTGTATTAAACCAAGTCTCCCATGCAATTACCGGGTCCTCACGCAAAGGACTGTAATACTTCTGTAGCGCATAATGGATTCCCGTACCATACCACAGTGGTTCTCTAATCCCTTGTACTCTAGTGATGGGAATGAGATTAAGACGTGAAGGACTTGACCAAGCCCATTTACGTCTGCACTCTTTAAACGTTCCACGATCACTAGCGTGAACAGGAATGATATCCCACTTACTAGGATTGTGTATGTCTGGAAGTGTAGCTGCGAAGTCAACTGACATAATTACCCCGTTGTAGATGCAAACTTGGCTGGACACTCAAGAGTAATAGCAGCAGCCGTTACTCTAGTTCCGCAAAGAGAGCAATAGTGTGCGTCAACATTGAGTACGTGACTAAAATGTTTTGTTAGTTTCTTACGTCCCATTACTGCTCCTTCGAGTTACAATACTCTCTTGCTTTTTCCTCACCATTAACGAAGTGCAATTCACTTACTAAACAACTATCTGCACTACCATCGAAGAACTGAACAATCATTTCACCTAGACCGTGTGGATTCCAACTTACAGCTACACCAATAGGCGTACCGTCGTCTTTAGCAACTAGTGTAGGACTATCTGCTTTCTTGTGCCAGATAGTAAACCTACCACAGTCAGGACACGGCTGTTGGTAGTAGCCATTACTATCCATACGTTCTGCCCAATCGTGCCACGCACCGTAGCTATCAGGCTCTAGGTAATAACCGTCGCCTTTCCTACCGCAATGCTTACAACCTTTACTGTGTAGTGCGGGCATCTTTTTCATTCTTCCTTCGTTTACGCTGGTTGCGTCTATCAACACAAATCTCACAACCATCTGTATAATTATCTTGCGGAGTACCACAACCACTACATACAGCGCCATTGCTATCTCTACGAGTAATGCGCCAACGAGCTAACTCATTGATAGAACGTTCGTTCTTCCTTCGCATACTAATCAGTTCAAGTAGAACTTTCTTGAACTTCGCTTTTTGCACGAACCTAGTCTTACCAGTAAGTACACTCGTCAGCGCATTGTAACTTAGTCCACTACGATTGGCAAGTTCTAGTAAACCAATTCGGTTAACTGCCTCAGCGTAGTAATGCCTTACATCAGAAGCACGGACATAACCATGTTCAGAACCGGGGTTAGCTAACCTAGACCAGTTCTGACATAATCGGCATCTGGATAACAACTCACCTTCTCTATGACCTCCACCATTACTTTTGCGTACATGATAGTATTTATCAGTAGCAGGTAGATAAGTGGGTTCATCGTGAGCAGGTCCAGTACACCGTTTATGCCATGTACCGTCAACAATCTTATAAACTCCCGATGCAACTTGCCATTCGCTAGGCACTCTATTCGTCGTGGAAAATCTCTCTGAACCAACCGTTCTTAACTTGATTGACCCGTTCGATATAGTTGTCTACAGTGTTCTTAGCATTGATGTTGATTACCACTGGAACACTGATCTGACCAGGCCGACGGATACGACCGATACCCTGGTTATTATCCTTCGGACTCCACGACCGATCTAGGAACACTAGATGATGAGCCGGAGTTAGGTTGATTGACTCTCCACCTAGCTGTAGTGTACTCATAAAGATACGATTCTCCATCTTCGGAAACTCAACAAACCACTTTTCGTATCTTTCGCTGTCACTGTCATGCTGATCCATATGGATATACTTGTACTCCATATCAGTACCAGCAGCAGTTTGATTGTGTTTGTTGAGTCTAGCCTTAAGAAGATCGAGTGGGTCCTTAAAGCAACTAAATACAACCAGTGGTTCTTTCCGTTCTTCGTCCCACTGTAGTCCTTCAAGAACTTCCATTACTGCATCCAACTTACTAGACGGTTCACGAAGCTTAATCTTCTGAACACGCCTATCTAGAACTTCGTCGAAGTAATCCTCAGTAACCTCAGGAGTACCGACACAAATCTGCCTTAGACGCTGCAACAGACTTAGTACGTTTGCAGAGTAAAGAGCAGTACCGTTCTGGTCGAGAGTTTGTAGTTCACCCTTAATCTCATTATACATCTTACGCTGAGTTGGGTTAAGATCAACCACAATCGGCTGAAATACAACCTTCTCGATACCAGGGTGAGTCTGGTCAAGTGTTCGTCTAACTCCTATGTTACGAACAAGAGCCTTAAACTCTTCCTTATTCTCAGGCTTGACGCCTACGACCTTTGCATAACCTTCGCCATTGTCGATTTCACAATACTTAGCGTGAAAGTCCCAGAACGAAGTGTACGTCTTAGGATCAAGCCAGTTCAACAGTGACCAGATTTCGTTAGGCCGGTTAATGAATCCAGTACCCGTACTACCGTGTCGTCCAACTCTGGTCTTAATCTTCTTGATGTTGACAGTCCATCTAGAATCCTTATCCTTCATCCGGTGGAACTCGTCTGTCCACACAAAGTCCCAAACGTGGTCAGCGATGTAGTCTGCCTGCTTCCACTCTTTCAAAAGGAACTTACCAGTAACAGGATCTTTAATGGGCCTGCCGTTATCGTCCTCTTTAAACTGGCCCCTACCAGCACTAGAGAACACGTTGTAATGCGTGACGCAAATGGTAGGCATACCAAACTCTTTAGGACAATTCTTAATCCCTGGGAGTTTCATTTCCTTACCATTAATGAACACTGAGATAGCCTGCGTTTCAATATTCATAAACGTCCAGCCCTGGAAGATTTCAGGAACAGCCTCAAAGAATGTACCCTTACCACTCTTGTTAGTAATGATAAGAATGGAAGGGAACTTACCCTCTTCGATTAGTCCTGCTTCCTGCGCTTCTTTAATCTTCTTGTCGATGAACCACAAGCCTGTGGAGGTTTTATAACAACCCATCTCCGACCAGTTTGCAGTACCAGCATTCTTACTGCCTGAGTCAATCTGCTTGTTATGTCGATTGCTCAACTTGTGAACATCTACAATCTGCCAAGTCTCCTTGACAAACTTACCTGTAGGTTTAGGTTGAGGTAGAGCTGCCATTGTTATTGTCCGTTTCTGTGAATGTCAAGTTAATCAGGTAAAGCTTCTTCTCTCGCTTAACACAGATAACCTTACCCACTAGATCAAGATAGAGAACTGCTGCCATAGCAGTTTCTCTTGTCTTAATCTCAGTTTCTTCACGGCCTGGAATACTCTCATTCCAGAAGTCCATGATAATGTTTCTAACTTGTTTTTGTGATAGGCTTGGCACCGTGTACTGCCCTTTCTAAAGCGTCGTCGTCTGAAAGATTATTACGTTTCCTGTAGTTATAGTAGCGTACCGCTGCTCTGCGGCATTCGTCTCGCTTACTACAGAAAATCGTTCGACCCTTTGTGCCCTGCTTTATCTTGTCGCCGCACATAGCACATCTGGGTCTATTGTCGTCACCTACTTTAAGTATTGCTTCCATCGAACTTACTTTGTAATGTACCATCACCCTTTCTATTGAATCAGCGTTACGTTCTAACCATTGAACTCTCCTGCACGTAATACAAATCCTACGAGAGTTCTGGTAAGGAATAAAATCATTACCACAACGCTCACAAGGTATGTACTCACCGATTACACTAGGACTACAAGAGAAGCAAAAGCCGGTGACGGGGTTAAGTCGATCAACCCCGTCACCGCACGATGGACACCATTCGTCATACTTTAATTTTTGTGCTATGCCCATTCGTAGTTGCTTTTGCAGCTAACACCTTTGCTTGTAATGATTCTGACGTTGGGGAAGATAATCGTCGTTCGCTAAATCTGTCGTAATCTTTCTTGAATGAAGCATTCACTCTTTCGATTAGTTGAGCGTGTTGATTACCCTCATGCCCACCTTCGCAAGAACAACCAGAACCTTCACTCTTACGGTCGTCACCCAATTAGTACCTCGCTCCACAGACAGGCCAGTTACTTAAACTCAAGTGACTAGCAATTGCGATCTGTTGCATTTCAGTTGCGTGGTCTGCTCTATCTGCATAACGTCCACCACCAGAGTTAATCCAAGTAGTGTACGTAAACTGCAAACCACCGTAGAAATTATTACCTGTGTTATCTTGCCAATTATTACCAGACTCACAACTAGCTACCTGCTCCCAACAAGAAATACATGCACCACCCAACATAGATCGCTGCTGCAACTCCGACTGCAAATGCAACGATTGCTGTAATTCTCGCAGGGTCCATCTTAGTTGTGCTCTGTGCCATTTGACTACCTTTACATCGTGAAACTTACTGGTACGAATTACCCATTGATCGTGACGGATAATCCTATGCTGCCACTTAATCACCACAGGAAGGACAAAATGCTTATGAGGCATCATAATCCTAGTGTGATGTACTTGCTTGTGACTAGCGGGGTCTAATTTACCTTGCGCTGTTTGTCCTAGAGATAGTGCTAGTAAACAACTAGCCACTATGGTAGTTAGTGTCAGCTTGGAGTAAATTGCGCCTGCTCCTTGTTAGATTACATTTCCTCTACTTTACTAGTAGGTATGTTGCCGGTAAGTGTTTACCACATGGGGAGAGATGGGAGCAGTAAACTCCTTACCGGCAACTTTATGAACTACGGTAGTCTAGTCCCTGGGGAAAAACTTTAAGTCCCTGTAACTAGATACGTGTCATTCGATATTCGTGACGTATCGAAAGCCCAACACGTTCGCCTTACACGCGCTATAGTTCTACCGTAGTTCAATGAGTTAGTAGGTTCAGGCTGAGGTAATCGGCCGATACCCCCACTTGTGTCGTTGCATTGCGAATGGCGACACCTTCCTACTAACTCATTCAACTACGAATATGAACTACCCCTGCGAATGTAGTCATCCTATTGAGTTACAATTAACAGGGGTAGTTCAGTAGTGCAGTTAGGCCGTCGGCCATGACACCTAACTGCACTACCCAACTACGCCTGCTATTTGCGGTTCTTCTTCCTAGACGCTTTAGCTTTCTTACTTGCAGCCTGCCGCTTTTTGTATCTAAGTGAGAACGAACGGCTGTTGTGGCCGTCTATACCGCCATGTTTACGCATTAGGTAATAGAACGAAAAGAGGCCAGTAAGTGCGGAGAACGGAACGACGACAGTTCTGCTCTAAACACACTTACTGGCCTTATTGATGGGCGCGCGCAGCACATCACGGTTAAGCCTAGCACAGATCAGGGAAAATGTCAACCCCCTCGGCAAATATATTTAGCGCGCTAATCTCTTTAAGCGAACAAGAGGGCGATAACGATATAAGCCGCTACTAGGATTGTGGTGCAAACCAAGATAGCATTCCAAAGAGCTTTCATCGTGGTTACACGCGCTCAGCAACTTTTTGAACTAAGAGCCAGCGCCAGCCACGATCCGCAATGTAATGAGGAACGTAACCGGCTTCTATAAGAGAATTAATGTAATCCTCTCCATGCAGTTCATACTGCTCTGCTATGAAGTCGTATTCACCCATCATTACGTACTCCTTTTCGTACTATGAGGTTATCCTCATAATGATAATGTAGACCTAGGATTTCGAGTCAGCGAGGAAACGCCTTCCCTATCTACATTATCATTATGAGGGGTAGTTGCCTACCCCCCATAACGACCTACCAGTGTAGTTACTTAACTAGACGGTAGGTAGCAATACTACGCCTCGCTGGTATCAGTCTCAGTCTCGTCAACCGATTCAGCGTCAACACCCTCAACAAGCGAAGTGTTGATAAGGAACACGCGCTCGTCCGGTGTGTCCTTAGTACCGATGTTCTTCTTAATCACCTTAATCGTCGGACCCCACTCACGAACCAACGAACCTTCCTTCGTCTGCTTCTTTTTCGCGTTATTGAGGCCGGTGTAGACATTAGTAGCATCCTTACCACTAAGCTGACCACCCAAGTCAACCTCAATACCAACTTCCTGCGAATTGTAGAAGTCGTCCAGAACCACGTCATAGTCGCCGCGAGTACGAGTCTCACTAAGCATCTTAGTGATCTCACTCATATCCAGTGTGCGACCTGCATTACGTCCAGTAGTCTCGGTGGAACTCATTTGATGTTCTCTCCTTGGTATTGTTGTACTATTGGCTGTACGTCACTTACAAACTTATTGAATCTAGCAACGAAGTCGTCGTGTTGCTTCTGAATCTCAACTAATGCTTGGACAATATCAAGACCTCCTAGTCGTTTGTCCATGTCGTCCAACCGTGCTCGGAGTATAGCAGACTCGTCGCGGTGTGTCAACCCCTGCCGCGAAATTATTTCGTCCTGCCACACGTCCATAGTCGGTGGATTGAATAAAATGATTACAGTAGGTAAGCTACCTCTGCCTTGTTCAACTTGTTCAATGCACCCCAATGCGCGTAATTGATTCATCACCCGCTTATATACACCGTCAGGGATGCTAACTTCTTTAGTCGCGTGAGTGAGCCTACCGCGCCACACAAGCAACCTTGAGTCGTCAACCTCTTCGTAAATTGCATTGTCCTCAAACAGCGAATAGAGTGCTGCACAATAACTCTGCAACTTCGGTTGACGTAACTCTGTGTCCTTACTAGGATTCGACAACTCTTTCTTCCTCTGGAATAGCATTATAGCCTGAGATAAAGCAATACCTACAAATGTACTTGCCTTTCACTTCTGCTACAATGTTCGTTCCGTTGTCTGTCTTAGGTCTAGGATCACAACAATCAGGGTTTTGACAACCGTTCTCTCTGATATGATGACTAAGTTTGAACCAGACCTGTATCTCTCTTACTTCCGTAGGATCAGCTTTAGTTCTACCGCCTCCCCCACGTCTCGGTTTATTTGAATCTTCGAGAAGTAATGCTTTGGCTTGCTGCGGCGTTAGTGGCATTATTTATCGAACTGCTCCTTCCAAACTGTGAAGGCTTCATCAGTCATAACAAAGTGATATTCACTACTACCGTAAATCTTGGTACGCTTAAGAATCTTTCTATCCCACAGTCTACGTAGGATAGAACGTATCTGACCTCTAGTAAAATGGTGATAGTCGTAGAAATCACCATCGTATAGGTTGTTAAGTCGTCCTGTCAGTTGGTTAACAGTCATCGTGTTCTCACTAAGAATCTTGCATACTTTCTGCTGATTAGCTGTCAATTGCATTCTTCACAGCCTCCGCATCACGAAGAGTCTTGAATGAAAAGTAACCCATCGGCACAAATCCACCTGTGGAGGGCTTGACACGAACATTGTCCTCGTTGTACTTAAGATCGAATCTCACTCCGTTACGAAACACAACATACGGAGAATCACTCTTAACTGCATTCGCTAGCCTAATCATGTTCTCTTCACCAGGCCAGTGTTTCGGTTCATCCTGCCTATTAGCTGATTGCCTAAGCAGGTTCTTTGCCATATCCTTACTAAGAACTTTGTGTTGCTCTGGCATTATTGCATCCACCATCCAATTAGTATTCCGAAACAGATGCCAGCAATGACACCAATAGTAAAGCCAAGACAGCCAGCCTTAAGCTCGCTAAAGAAAACGTCATCTGCGTGACTATCGTATTCACTCACTTATCTCCAACCATTCTTCGATGTATCTCCGAGTAAGAGATACGGAGTGGTCATTTACCGAACTAATCCACAGTCGGTTGATTCCTTTAGACTCAAGGCCCGCAATGATACGGTCTTTTGACTGTTGTTCTTTAACACGTACATCTTCTTCGCGTTGAGCAATTAGTTCCTTCTGCTCATCACGGAACTTAGTCTCACGTTCGTATTCTTCCCACCGCATGAAGATATCACGCGCACGAACGGTACGTTCTCTAACTACACCGTTCGATTCAGTCGGTGTACCATCAGGACGGCAGACAATGACTTCAACCATAGTAGTTGCACGTTCTCTACCATAGCCTGTATTGTCCTTGAATGTACGCAAGACTTTAACCCGCGTAGCATTGTAGTAATACGACACGCCTCTACTGATATTCGTAGTAAGAGCGTAGTCGTTACCACTCCATAGGTCTTGTGCATTCATCCTTTTCCCCTTGATTCAAAGATCAATCTAAACAAATCACTTGCCACGCAAGCCATACCTATCTCTTCATTAATCTGTTCAAGAAAGGCGTTCAACGCAGGCATAAGTGATTTCAAATCTGAATCAACTACTAGCTTCTCAAAATCTTCGTGACACAAGAGATTAAGAAACTCATTCAACTTTGTCGCATTTCTACAAGCTGACCTAAGCTCTCTTTCCAGCTTGTCTGCAACCATCTGCTCTGTTGTACCAAGATCAGGCATTAGCTGAACTTCTGTACGTCAACGTCAAACTCAGGCATCCTGTGATTGAACGTAACAAGTGCAGAAGTGTCGTCGGTCAATGCAGTAATGATATACTGCTTTCCATCCCTCGGCTGAAACCTATCCCGGAAACACTTTGCAACAATTGTTTCCCAAGGGTCGCTCCATTCACCACTAACAATCTGAGGAAAATACTCGTTAGCCTTCCTGTAATTTCCTCTGCCGTCTTTATCAATAACAGCATCAAGACTTGTTACCAAAAACCTCATTTAATCTTCTCTCCTTTCCATCCATATCTAATAGCTTTATTAGGTGAGTGCCGTCAGTATAGGACATAGTTACTTGTACCGATAACGGCATGGCTATTAGTTGCATTTCACTTACTTCCCCTTGAGCTGCTAGCCGATTTATCGCCGCTAGCTGCCTGGGCCAGATTATCACATTTGACCCTCCTAGCTCATTTAGGCTCAGTCCGAGCCGCCCCCTCAGTGTAGCACAAATTGGCTGCTATGTCAAGTCGAGTTGACCGGCCTAGAGCGGTTAAGTGCTTAAAGTGAGTATGGCGTCGTCGTCCTTCTTAAGTACACAACCCTTAATGTCAGGGTAGACGTGCGCTCCGCAGTTAGGACAATAACTAGGAAACCTAGGATTGACCCAACAAAGTAGATGAGCACAGCATGGCATTGAGAACAGCCTAAATACAATGCGTTCAGTCTCCATCTTTAGTCACTGTGTACCGTTCTACCCTTTGAACAGTAGTAGGGAAATGGCGTTCAATCTCAACTAGAACGTCCTCTCCCTCTTCATCAGTAAGATCGTCTGCAAGAATGACTTTCAAGTATTGCATTAATCCTCCTGCCTAAGATACGACCAGTTGCCTACAGTGTTACCGTTCACGTCACGGATCATTCCACTATCTTCACCCGCATCTAGTTCAACTACAATCTCTTCTAGGATTTCTTGGACAGAATTCTTACCTGTCATTGCATCGTTACGAGATTTGATATCTACCTTAAACTCCATTAGATACCTTTTCGTCAAATCTCACCATCATCTTGAGTACACGTTTAAATGTCTCTTTAGACATAACCGTATCAGCACCCCCACTACTAAGAAAGATACCGGGGTTACCATCGAGATTGCTTCTATCACCTAGCATGGTGAAACAGACTAGACCGTTGTACGTATCATTGATACTGAACTCAAGATTCTCGTCTTTCACAACTAAAGTCTCACGCATCCCACAACTCTCCTAGTGGGTATAGATTCGGGTTAGGTGAGCATTGTTCCAAGAACTGTACTGGATCAAACTCTGGATTATCTACCTTAAATCTTACACAGAACTTAAGTGCTAGTGCTTCCAAAGTGCGACACGATACAAGCGATTCATGCTTGTCACCAGCAATAGCAACCATCGCATATAGATTACGAATGTCTTTAGCGATAGCATTGTAGTGCGCTCTATGAAAGAGATTAGAAGCCATGACGGATAATACTCAGAGCTTCGATCATGCCTCTAATGAACGTATCGCATTCTCTAAGCGTACCGCTCTTAAGATCACGACCCGAGCCATCGAACTTAAGCATGACTTTGTAGTAACCGCAGTAGTTCTGCAATAGCATCGGAGTTTCAAGTTCCTTCTCTACGATATCTAGAGCAGCGTTTACGTCTGCAATTCTAAGACGTTCCATCAGTCTACCCTTTCAACGTCCAAGCAGATGATGTTCTCATAATCGTCGTCATTGTCGTCAAGCTTCTCTGCTGGATACACACTAATGAACTTCATCTTGTTCCCGTTCTTATCGAACACTTCGATTTTGTTGAGCATACCACCGTGATTATCGATAGCTGCAATCAACCCAGGAACTGTGTTAATGTCAACCTCTGTCACGATATCTCCTGTGTCCATCTATCGTTTACATCTTTCACTTCGATGATGGTACAGCCTGCATCGCGCATAGCCCAACTAAACACGATCTGTTGCATGATACAAGCGTCGTCGTTGTAAAGCCAACCACCGAAATAAACCTCGCCGTCGTCGTCTTTGCACCTAAATCTAGTTGATCCCTCTTCAAACTCTATCTCGTCAAAGTTAAACCATGTTTGCAGTTTAACTCTATCCTCTGTCCAAGTGACACCAACAGAACTAATCCCAGGGTCACCCTTCTTGAACAGATAGTCCTTATCAATTTTAGCAAGGACTTGTACCCACTTACCATCAACTAGAACTGTATCACTCACGTTCGTATCCACAGAACCAATCATCCCCTTTCGTATCGGGGTTATTGCAGTAATCCCTAGCCTCAGCTAGAGTAAGACCTGTCTCAATTATCTCAGACGGGCCATTCTTGTTAAACTTCTTGATCTTGTAAGTGGGCTCTTCGTAATGATCTCCCTTACCTATATACCTGTCATTAACAGGAATTGGATTGTCTAGATAATTCGGACGTTCCATTAGTCATCAAACCTTCTATCGTCGTAGAAATCGTCGTCCATCTCAGCTATTGCTCTAGCCTTGATATCCTCGTCACTTCCATAAAGCGAACCATCACAGTCACCAAGTTCGTGACCACAACAAGGAAAGTCCTCGCATCTAAACATCAGAAACCTCCTTGATCTTGCCATTCTTTTCTAGCTTTTTCTTCTTCCAACTCTTCACGTTTTGCCCTAATTTCATCCTCAGACAAGAACGTAGAATACATGATCTTCAAGAAGTCTACTCTATTTCTATGAGTTTGAGTAAACCCCTTGTCCTCAGGATTATCAGGTACTTGACGCATCTTCATACATTTCTTCTGGAGTGTGCGTGTCGAGGATTTCTTCACAATCCCCACAGGATAGGTATTGAATGCGGTCTGTGATTGAAGGTTCCCACCATTCCATGTAGTCGTAAACCGCGCCGACCATATTACCTTCACTGTCAAGTGAATTGAACCAAGCAGGACAATTGGCTGCTATGTCACCAGTATCGCCAGAAACACGGTATCGACGATTAACTGAATCTTGCAACAATTTCTTGGTTAGACAGTCATCACAGTAATGATCCGCGCTGTAAGTAAATGCTATGATTCTAGGTGGCATTACGCTGTAACCGCCATCTTCTTAACCATACCGAAACCATCCGGTCCTTGCCATACACCTTCACTAGTTTTACGGAATGCTTCTCTAAAGTTCTTGTGTGCATCCGTATTCTCTGGATAAAGTGCATGAATCGCACCTTGCTCAGTAAGATGTATTGAAACCAACTGCGGTGCAGGAGCATGGAAATCTGGATAGCTCCTAAATGCAGCATACACACAAGCTTCCTCTACCATAGGTGATTTAGGTACTTCACCGTGTTCAGTTCTCTTAGGTTCAAGAAGTGTATCCATCAGTTCTTGAACTTCTGGCGTTATTTCTTCATCGTCGTCAAGAACTCTAAGTCTAGCAGCCTGAACATCTAGACGATGCTGTAGCTCTTGAATCCGATTAGTTGCTTCAACCATCCAACGGTAGTAAACCGTCTGTGGGATGATTCTTGCTTGTTCAGACTCTTGAACTCTATCGAGTAGTTCTGAGATAGGTTCCATTAGTCTGCCTCCTGCACAGTGATATCGAAATCACCAGCAAGATTGCTCCAATGAGCGAAGAGAATGTTGTTCTCATTCTTTGGAGGATCAACAACCGTAAATCCACTAAGCAATGCATTCGTAATTATCTTGATCGAGTCTGCATCGTCTAGCTGACTAACTTCATCCTTCTTGAACACACGAATTACGAGTGTCATTACTTGTCATCCTTCCTTCTTGACAGAGGATGCTCAGCTTCCCTATCTGGCCTACAAACACCAACCGAACCACCACCATCACTAGTGATGTGATAGTGAATCCTTCTGTCTTGAATTACTGCAAGTTGCTGCGCTGCACGATAGCCGCGCCAGAACGGGCCAAGTACATCTTGATTCTCTTCATACAAAACGTTGTCGTCGTCGTCAGTTAGTTTAACCCGAGTGAAGTGCAACTCACTTGCATTAAACTCACCATCAGTTAGATTATACAACCTAGCCGGGCTAGAGAGCCAAGGCCCCTTAGCTGTATAAAGTGATCCATCAACCGTGCGGTATCTAAACTCAGCCCCACCATAACCCCTACTTGTGTGAGAGTGAATATCAGTGTGAACCGAATCGGCTGCATTAGTTGAGTCAGTACGAATGAGATACGTTGTATCTCCATCTTCAAGAATGACACGCCAGATACCCTGTACGTTTTCTCTAGGATCTTCTTTTGTTTCATGCATCGTTAACATCCCCTTTCATTGATAGGGTTAGTAAGGCAACAGGTTGTGCAGCATCACCCAATTCATTTAGCTGCTGTTAGGAATAGGGCACAGGGTTTGCCTGTGTAATCCCTCCGTGGACTAACCATAACGCATTGGGTACGTCAGCCTAGCCAGCCTAACCGATTGTGCCTGTTGCCTTACTAGCCCTATCTAACGGGCTAGCTGTATCTTTAGTCAGTTGCAAGATCGGTGAATGCAATCCTATCGCAATCCCATTCAACAATCTCCCGAGTCGTAGCGGGAATCACCTTAGTCCCGACAACCCTTTTAGTGCAAACTGCCTTACGAGTGGAGTAGAAGTTCAACTCCAAATCATCACTGATTTTCACATAAATGTTGAAGTCGTCGTCAGTGTAATCCTTGCGAACAGCATACTTCTTAGAGCGTGCCCACTTAACAACCCGAGCAAACTCTTTACGAGTAGCCTCCTCATCGAAAACAGATTCGCTAGTCCGCGCCTCTTCATCTTCGACGATGCTGTAAACAGCGACGTTATTGTAATCTCCACCCCTTACAGCGTTGTAAGGAACTTCGATACCATGTGACGCTGCATCCAACCATGCTGCTTGAACCGCAATAATCCGTTCAAGCTCGTTCTGACATTGTGTCTTAAAGATTTCCACTTTGTCAGACTGTACTGCTGTCAGTGTATCCATTTGTTGCTCACCCCCTTTCAGTAAGTAGGGTTAATGAAGGGTAGATATCTTGCATTCACCTTAGCCGCAATCAGGCTACTAAGATAAGCTACCCTTCATTAACACTACTTGTTTAAGTGCGTTGATAAGGCAGACGCACCCCTGCCGTCGTCTTTAAACTCTAACGCTGTGCTTTACTTTGCGAGTGAGTAGTTCACTCATGAACTGAGTTGTGATGATCTTTGTAGCTAGATCAGTACCTTGAGTCCAGCCGCCATTTACGTCACTGTTGTGAACTTCACCAAGTGCTACATAGAAGATCATTGCAGCATCGGGTGTAATCAATTCCGTCACTTGTGCTTCTGACTTCAAGTTCTGGAATGAAAAATGCTCTTCAAACGTGATATCGAGATTGTCGTTAAGTTCCTTGTACTTCACGTTACCCAGGAAACTCAACTTACCTCTTACCTCGTTAATCATGCGATTAACTTTTTCTGCATCAACCATTCTCTCACCCCCTTTCGCTGTAAACACAGTTTAGCAGATAGCGAGAGTTTGTCAACCCCACTTTCGTATAGGGTTAGTGAATGGTAGTTTTATGAGTTAGCTCCCGCTCAAAATTGCGTGCCCCATATCTACCATTCACTAGCTCTATCGTAGCAGCTAGTTACTTGCTGAGTTTTGTTACTGACACGCTACAGAAATCACCGCGTTTTTCTAGTTCTGCAATCATAACCCGGTGGATATCATTTCTGTAGACTTCGTGAATCTGAATCACTTTACCATTCAGATCACGTACTACCAATTTGTACAGATCAAGCAATGCCATCTTTAACCTCTACTTCTTCGATCATCACTTCGTTGAATTGACACTCAATTCCATCAGAGTCAAGTGCAAGGAAGTTACCATAGATATCTGACTCTTTGGTAACAACGCAACCCTTTTCAAACGGAGTGCTGAACTTGTCTCCAACCTTCATGTTCATGCTAACTCCTTTATTAGAGTTAGTGGAGGGTAACAACTTCGTTGTACTCTCTACAACGCTCCAACGCTAATGCAATCAATCCGTAGCGAGGTTTGAAAGCGTTACCCTCCATTAACCCTAATTTGCTAGTGGCCCCTACCATACTCACTAGCCGTTATAACCTCCGGATTCTCCATTCCCTCTATCTGATTACTTATTGAATGAAGCAATCATCTTTTCCCGATTGCACGTATGGCAAACGAGAGTCTTAAACTCAGTCCAAGTAGGACGAAGTTCAGCAACCATGATGTGACCTTTGCTGCAAGTGAACATTTCATCCTTTCTTGTTAGAGTTAGTGAACGGTAGCAAGACTGTTAGCCGGGCCTTTAAGGTTATCGCGGCAGGGAACCACCCTTTTCATGCCTTAAGCGGCGCCGTCCAATCCCGGTTGAAACGTACTAACAGTTGGTTATCTCACTACCGTTCACTAACTCTAACTTGTAAGCCAACGAACGAACATCACTAGCCCAACGATAAAGCATACGATTAGTAGAATTCCCTGCATTATTTTACTTCCCCCTGTTGTTGCTTAAAGCTTGTACGCAACTACGGTGCCAGTACCGACCGCATTGTACCTACGACCTTTACCGGCCTTACCTTCAAAACGCCCCACAGAGTGAGCAGGCGGTTTTCCGTTATGCCAATCGTAACCGTCAAACCACTTAGACCCACTTGCGTTAACCCTTGTCTTATTCGCGCGGAGCAACTCAGAAACCCGCGCCATGCTAAGCGGTGTATCCAATTTTTTATCACCACCTTTCACTAAGTAGAGTTAGTGAAGCACAGAGGCTATCACAGACATTGGTTATCAGCATTCGGTTGGGGTTATTCTTACAACCCGACCTAATAGCGTTATCCTGTGTTAGTAGTCTGTGCTTCACTAACCCTACTTAACGAACGTCAGCCCATCCGTCGATATACACTTCCGAGATATCGTCGGAGATAGGTGCAAGTTCTTTATCTGCCTTAGGACTGTTAAGCCGGTACTCATCGAAGTCCTTTAGAAGATAATTCCGGTAGGCATTGATTGCTGTGTTCAGACTTGTGAATGTTGCAATCACTTCCCAACCTTTGGAACCGTTCACTTCGATTGTAAACACGTTATCAAAATTCTCTGCCATTTATATTTTCACCTCCTTTAGAGTTAAGGAAGGATAGACGCCGCAATGTCTATCCAACCTTAACACTAAACCTCAGTGTCGTCGTTTTCGTCCTGCTGTGCTGCCTGAGCAGCGGAGAACACGTCCATGTTGAGAAGGATAACCTTCCAACTAGACTTGTCCTTCGGATCAACGCGATCGAACAGAACAGTAAGCGCAGGCCAATCAGCTTCCTTGGCATGGGCCTCGATGTTGTTGTTGATCGAGTTACGAGTTGCCTGTGCATCCTTACCCTTGTAGTTCGGAAGCGCAGAGAACTCAATCGTCAGATCACCGGAATCAACGAAGTTCTGAATGTCCGGCTTGTACGTACCGCGCTGCTTCGATGTTGCAAGCAACTCTTCGATCTGAGTAAGTGTGAGCGTATCCATTTGTGTTTCACCCCCTTTCGGTTTGTAGACGGAGTGTAGCACAAAGAAGCCTGCCTGTCAAGTCCAAATGACAGACTTCTCACTACTACAGAGTTATCGGTTTGAATGCAATCCATGTTGGTTGCGGGCACAAGTAAGTTAGGAAGGAATGAGTCTAGCCGACCTCGTTACAGTTCCCTTAGTATATAGGCTATATGATAGATAGATTGATAGATAGAAATTCAGTCTATCATTCTACATATCATCCAGTATCTCTAGGGAGAACACTGTACGACACCCATGCTGCATACCATGACGTAGGTAAGCCAAATTTTTGCTTATTAGGCTATGCCTATTCATTTTCTATGCATCCGAGATTGCATCAATAGCGCATCCCTGCCTAAAAGCGATTAGAGTGCCTGATGGATAGTGCCCATCTTCGCCATGAGAGCGTAATCGTTGCTCACGATGTTGACGCTACTGCGGCGATTAGGCTTGCGAGTGCGAGTGCCGACGGTGCGGAACACTTTTGCATCGACCTTGTTCCCAGCATCGTCGAGCTTGTAGCTGATGCAGTTCGACGTTCCGGTGAATGGCTTGTGATCGAAGGTACGTTTGTCTGCCTTCGACGGTAGCCACCGTGCCGACACTCTTGTGTCAAGAGCCGTTACTGCACTCATTGCGCGAGCATCAGACCGGACGACGATTGCGTGATTGTTCTGCATTGTGTCTCTCCTAAGTGAGTAGTTGTGCATGGACTCATTTTAGCAGAGATACGCTACTGATGCAATCTCGTTACTAATCCATCATGGAGACACACAAGGCGAGTGTCGAGGGTCAGCGTTCATAGAGTGGCTATTAGTTGCCGAAGCGATCACACGAGAGTGTGTCTCTATGATGGATTAGCAGCCGCGGGTTATCAGGCTTACGCATAACGCTGCTGAAATGGCCCGTATTTATAGTCGTTGCAGCTCGCTTGTGAGCGACCACTGTGCAGACTAGGTTAGGTGGCGCCCGCCTACGCCACGAATACGCGGGAGTGTTAACGAATTTAGAGTGTTTTTCGTCCTTGCCGCTTGCGCGGCCCTGCCCTACACAGACACTATAGGCCCGGCGCCAGGCGCAATGTTTTACCGTCCCCCACACGTAACTTTCGTAATTAAAGCTTTTTGTATAGTTAATGGTACTTATACCAAGGAGTCTAGTGAACTGCTATTGTGCCAGTGGGGGTAACGTAGATTTGATTTGCCTCAGTCTCGTTACCCCCATAACTTTATTTAAACAACAAAGGGTGGTAAATAGAAATGGCTGTTACCATTACTGCACCTGTTCCGGTCACCCATTCAGGTGAAACCGATCCTGCGTTATATCCGCAGGTTATCGGTGGTTCAGCGTTCCCCGATATCGTCGGTGCTAATACTACTTCTGGTGGTAGCATCAAGGTTACTATTAGTGCTCCCGAAGATGGAGTCCCGACTGTCTCCGTGTTTGTAACTGCTACGTTACTTGCATATACGACGGCAGGCAAGCTTGTGTATGTCCCTGACCTCCCTGGTCTTTATACCGTTACTGTGTTAGATGTTTCTGCCGCAGTTTCGGCTGTTACCACGATCGAAGTTCTCGAAGGCTAATAGCCCTCCAACCTGTGGGGGGTTTAAATAACTATGGCCGCCGACGAACAGAACCGCGATAAGGCGCTTAGAACATTACAAGCTGAAATCCTAAAGGAACAGCTTAAGTCTAAGGGTCTTGAAGAAGATAAGAAAGCTCTGATGCAAGAGTACGTTCTTGCTGACGATGTTGAAGCGCCTGAAAAGGTTAAGAAGAACATACGCGCTAGAATGCCTGCTGCGTTAGAGGCGATAGATGAAATACTTGCTACAGGTAATGATGGTGTACGTGCATCGCTGGCGAAGTGGATTGTTGATAGGGGTCTTGCGCCTGATTCGTTAGGTGGAGAAACTGGTGCTGATAGAGAGCTTAGTAAGTTGTTAGTAGAACTAAAAGCAAACGATGACTAACAACCCTTACGCACCCACTGAGCAGGTAATGACTGGTACTGCTATCGGGCTTAAAGAAGCAGGTATATCGGAAGATCAGTTTATCTCTGCTGCACCGTTAGCAGCTTGCCGGTTATGTGGTGCTATATACCAAACACAGTTACACCGGAATCTTTACTGGTTCCGTCAGCAGGGTAAGAGTGATCCGCCGTTATTGTTGAAAAGGGTTTTAGACCTTAACACGAAATGGCGGGAACGGCACGCGAACGATATGCACACTCCTGCGGAAGTAGAAGCGTTTACTAAGACAGGATGGGCATTAACGCCAGAAGCAGCAAATGTGCTAGCGCCGTATGGGATCATCCCACTCGGTAATCAGCATATAGACATAATGGACGCGCTGTATGAAAGTTCTAGAGCGCCTGACTTGACACACCTACAAGGTGGTGAGTAGTGAGTAAGCACGCTGAAATTATCTATGAGCCTGGCAGCAAGTCTGTTGTGTCTTATGAGACTGACGACGAGCTTAAGGCTGCTTTAAAGGAACAGCACAGTAGAGCTATTAGTGGTAACACTGGTGGCCCTGGTGGTGCTCCGGCAGAACGTATTAGTAAGGTTGTACTGTACGATAAGCACCCCGGCGATGATAACGGTGGTGTGGTCAGCGCGGCTAATGTGGGCACCCTGGTTAGTGAGATGACGCAGAGTGACGGGACGTTAAATGCTAACCAACTGATTAGCGCGTTACGTGAAGAAATGTCGCCAACGTACCCGCAGGATCAGGGAGCGCATAACAGCATGTATAAGATGACGGGAACTGAGATGGATATGGGGTTCTTGGACGATAGTAGCGGTGGCGCATAATGGCTACTATTGTGTTCCAGCGGTGGACGGACCTACACCTTAACTACATCTTAGGTGCATCGGCTACTATTGTACCTCCTGCTCCTTGGAAAATCTGCTTAAGTACAACGGCTGTAAGCTCGCTCGCACGTAACTCCGCTATCTCTGTTACGGTGACTGGTACTAACCTTAACGAGATTGGTTCTACTACAGCGGCAGGATACGCTCGGCAGAGTATTGCAGCTACTATCGGAACTGGCTCAATTGACTGGGTGGCGAGTTCGTTCGATAACACCCTTTCTACTGGTGGTACATCAATGGCTGGCGATCAGGTAACGTTTACGTTTACTGGTACGCCCTCGCCAGGTGCTACTAATAGCTGGTTTATGGGTGACGGTACTACGATCAACGCTGGTCAGATTTACGTTGCAGCAGATACGGCAGCTACACGTAACTTTGCCAACGGTGATACGGAGAAGGTCACTCCTACGTTGAAGTCTGGTTAATACTGACCGTAGTGGTTGGGGTTGTGGCGTTGCTTAATAGCGCGCCACTTCCCGAACTACTTTGAAAGGACTACATTGTGCCGATAGATCAAGCAATTTACTTCACGCCGGTCTGCGATGACAACTGTGGGTGGGCTGGTAATGCTACCCCGAATGAATCACACGCTAAAGAGTCTTTAGAGCATCATATGGCTGCTCATGCAGCCGGCGAGATACCAGAGTTAGATGAACTTGGCAATACTGTCTAATGGCTGACGTTAAAACAGCATATGGTACTGGCGGCGTAGCAATTACGTGTACTTTAGCCAGTCTTGCTATCAGTTCTTACCGAGAATCGACGGCTGTAGACAATACTACTAACCTTTGGCTAGATGCTCTGGTTTCTATGGGTGTTAAGCTACAAGCTGGTACTCCTGCGAACGATAAGGCTGTCTACGTTTACTGTGCTGGTTCAATCGACGGCACAACTTGGGGCGATGCTGTAACTGGTTCTGATGCAGCAATTACACCTAACGCTCCTATTAACTTAAAATTGCTTGGAGCTATTTGGGCACCTACATCTGCTGGTACATTTGAGGCTGGTCCTTGGTCTGTTGCTAGTGTGTTTGGCGGAGTAATGCCAAAGAAATGGTCCATCGTTGTATGGAACCGTACTGGTATAGCTCTCGATTCAACTGAGGGCAACCACTACAAGCTCTATACCGGAGTTTATTCTACGGTTCTGTAGACCATGCCAGTTGCGCTAAAACACGTAGCTGGTAGGTTCGATGGTAATACACCTATTGTAAATAGGGCGCATCCACTTGGCCGAAATCTTGACTTCGCTGTAGCTCAACAGTTACAGGGTGGTCATATGATGGACCTTGCTAATGGTATTAGTAGCTTCCCAGGTTCACAAGGTTATTCTGAATCTGGTACGGCTTCTCCATTTCCATCGGAACATGGTAGTAACTGGGCCGGCGGTGTTAGAGGTAAAAATGGTCCAGTTGTATTTCCTGATGCATGGCCTTATCATCAGCCACCTAATCAGTTTCCATTTGCACTTGGATTTTTGTGGCAGATATATGGTGGAACACTTGGCTCTCAAGATGTGTATAATTGTGGTAAGTCACAATTAAGCGGAAACCAGAGTGGTATACGTGTTACCCTTCAAGGGAGTTCAAATAGATTTGCTTTTGCTATAGGTGATGGTACTGGTACTGCTACGACTGACGTTAAACAGTGGCAGGTACCTTATACATTCATTAACGGTGTTACATCAGGTACTAGCGATCAAGGTAGTTTTCTTTGGGTATTTAGAAGCTTAACAGATGTGTCGGCTTACTTGAATGGTATAGATGTTTCTAGTACATTCACTTTTACTGGAACTGGTACTGTTTGGGGTGAAGTCGGTAATCCTGTTGAACCTGCTATTGGTTGTGTAGCTCAGGTCGGTGGTTCACCTGGGCAGATTTGGGGTGCAAACGTTTGTCCTCTAGTTTGTAAATGGAGTGACAATTTAAGCGACCAGGACGCGATGAACTTTCATGCGAATCCGTTTGAAATGTTCTCTACCCGTCCTCGCATAATTAAGCTTCCGCCACCGCCTCAGAACTATACTGATTCTGCCACACTTGCAGTTAAGTCTGTTCCTGGTGGTATCGAAGGATTATCACCACAAGACGGTTATCCTATCTCCGATGTTTCTGCTGGTTCGTGGACGGCTTCTGGTGGAGGCACGTTATGGGATAAGATAGATGAAGAGCCTATCAGCGATACAGACTACATACAGTCTGACGCTGCACACTAATATAAATGCCACTTACTCCAACATTTAGAGCAGCCGGTACTTGGTCGTTTACGGCTAACAGTGTAGCGACCCCATTTACTTGTACGCCTGGCGCTCCTGCTGGTAAAGCTGTTGGGGATTTACTCGTTCTTGTTTGTGAGTCTCGCAGTATTACTGCTACTGTTGCGACGCCTACAGGTTGGACGCTAGTAACAGGATTCCCGAAAAGATCGGGTACTGCATCTGGCGGTACGTTCTATGTGTTTGTTAGAATTGCTGATGGTACTGCGACAGATACACCTTCGCCTGTATGGACTGGTTTAACTACTGGTACTTCTGGTGATGCTTCTGGTGCTGGTATTCTTGCATTTACTAACGCTACAATAACGCTAGACGGTACTGTATCTTCTAGCGACCTTTCAGCACAAACTACAACGTCTGTCATTCCTGCCTTTACATCAGCCAACTATGGCGCTCTCGTTTTAGGTATGGCAATGAAGCTGAATGAATCTTCTGGTCAAACTTCTACTGTTGCTACATTTACTGAGGATTCTGACAACAACACAACGAGTGGTACTGGTCACGTTCTTGAAACTTCCCATTTATTTACAACGAATCCGGGAAGCTCTGGTACTGCAACTGTTACGTGGTCTATCACAACTTCTGCTCGCGCACTAGCGGTTAGCCTAGCTCTACAAGCTACATCTACAACTACAACCGATGCTGCAACTATTGGTAGTGTATCTGCTGTTAGTGCAGTTGAAGTACATGAGATTCCTGATAGTGCTACTGTTGCAAGTGTAACTGCCGTTAGTGCTACGGAAACGTATACCGCTGCTACAGCTACGACTATCTATCGTACTGCGTTAACATCGACTTTAAACACTCCGCTACAAAACACACCATCCACTCTACTGGTCAGAGCACGCAAAGTCAATGCTACTGATTCAGGTACATTAGATGTAAGGATTTATGAAGCGGGAACACTACGAGAAGGTCCTTACAGTATTAGACTGGTAGACCAATTTGCACTTGATTTGCACTCGTTCAGTGTAAGTCCATTCACTACGTTCAATGATGTAGAAGTAACGTTTCAAGGTGTCGCTGATCCTGGCGGTGCGTTGACAGTTCAGGTTAGCTCAGTCAAGCTAGAAATACCGAAAGCTTCTGCAACTACATTCAACTACACCGACTCTGCGACGATTCCCGTCGTTACGAGCCTCTCTGCCACGGACGTTGCAGCAGATGTAGAATCAGCAACTATATCAAGTAAGACAACTCCATCTGCGCTAGATGTTGCAGCAGATGTTGAAGCGGCTACTATCAGTTCCGTTACCTCACTCACGTTCGTTGAGGTAACTCCACCAGATTCCGCTACTATCAGTAGCGTTACAACTCCGTCTGCTACAGACGTTGCAGCTTACGTAGAAGCCTCTACTATTAGCGGTGTAACTACGCCTAGCGCAACTGACATAGCAGCAGACCTAGAAGCGGCTACAATATCGAGTGTTACTTCAATTACGTTTGTTGAGGTAACACCGCCTGACGCAGCTACAGTTTCCAGCGTAACAAGTCTGACGGCTGTAGAACTGCATGAGATATCTGATGCAGCTACTATCGCAAGTGTAACAAGTTTAACCTACACGGAAACTGCTCAGTATGTAGAATCCGCTACCCTTAGTAGTAAGACTACTCCGTCAAGTACGGACGTAGCTGCATACGTAGATCAGCAAACAGTAGCCGGCGTTACTAGCTTATCTGCGCTAGACGTAGCTGCATACTTAGACGCTGCTACAGTGGCAGGAGTTACTACACCTTCTGCGACGGATATAGCTGCTTTCGTTGAAGCTGCAACTGTTGCAGGTGTTACGTCAGTATCGGCTCTTGAAGAGCATGATATCTTTGACGCGGCTACTATTGCAAGTGTAACAAGTCTTTCCGCGATAGAGACAGCACAGTATGTAGAGAGTGCTACGCTTAGCAGCGTAACTAGCTTGACCTACACAGAGGTAGTTGCTGATATCGAGGCAGCTACCATCGCAGGAGTAACAACTCCGTCTAGTGCTGACATTGCGGCCTATGTAGAGTCTGCAACTATTACAAGCGTCACGACGCCTAGCGGTGTAGATATCCCATCGCATGTATATCTAGACTCCGCTACTATTTCTAGCGTGACTAGCTTGACTAGTGTAGATGTTGCTGCTTACGTTGAAACATCTACAGTGAGTGGTGTTACCACTCCATCTAGTACAGACATTATGGCTGTTTCTGAGGCAGCTACAGTCGCCGGCGTAACTACACCTAGTGGCGTAGATATTGCACAGTATTCAGACGAGGCTTATCGAGTAGCTATCAGCGATACGTTTACTAGGTCAATTGGATTAGGCTCAGGATGGGGTTCACCGGATCAAGGCCCGGCTTATACGTATCCTAACGGTGGATCAACTAAATTCGGCGTCAATGGTACTCAAGGCCAAATGGCGATTGATGTTGCCAACAGCGTTAGAATGGTATTTGTTGATACCGGGGCTATTGATGAAGAAGTTACTTTCGAGTTTACGATGCCTACGCAGGATACTGCTCAAACTCAGCAGTTCTACGTCATAGCGCGAGGAACTGACCTAAATAACTTCTACGCACTCAGACTTGCTCAAACTATTACTAACGGTGGTGCATTAGCATTAGCCAAGCGTGTAGCTAGTGTTCAGAGTGACTCTCTCGTTGTGTTTAACATATCAAGTGGTACGCTTGTCCCTGGTAGTCAATACTGGCTTAAGCTGGCTGTCATCGGTTCTAGGTTATTTGGTAAGTATTGGCTTGATGGTTCTACTGAACCTGGGTGGTTAGTACAGATAACTGATACTGACTTGACTACGGGGACTAATGCAGGCTTCCGTGGTTTCGTTCCTACCGGCTCTACCGTACTGCCTACAATACTACTCGACAATCTCACTGTAAAACAGGCCACAACTGCTGATTTCATCACTAGTATCACTACTGTTTCTGCTCTAGAAGAACACGATATACCTGATAGTGCAACTATCTCGTCAAAGACAACTCCTTCTGCTACTGAAACAGCCCAATATGTTGAGTCGAGCACTATCGCAAGTGTTACATCTGTATCGGCGCTGGAAGAACATGATATATTCGATTCTGCGACGATATCTAGCGTTACAACGGTATCTGGTACTGATGTTTATACCCCTGCCGTTAGTAACACCGATGCTGCTACAATAGCGTCTAAAACGTCAATTACTACTGTTGATACAGCTCAGTACATCGAAAGCTCTATTGTAGCCGGTATTACGACTCCATCGGCTACTGACGTAGCTGCAACGCTTGAAGCTGCGACGATTACGGGTAAGACGACTCCGAGCGCAACTGACGTTGCTGCATACGTCGAGTCTGCTACATTAAGCAGTAAAACTACTCTTTCATCCACAGATGTTTCCACAGGTGTTGATAGTTCTACTGGCGCTATAGTTACTACTCCTAGTAGCACAGACTTTGCAGCCTATGTAGAGAGCAGCACAATTAACGGTGTAACCACTCCAAGCGGCGTAGATATCTTCCCCACCATCAATCTAGATGCTGGTACTTGCACAACAAAGACGACGATCACACCTGTGGAGATTTATGCAGGAATAGACGCCGCAAATCTTAGTACGATTACGTCTATAACATACAGTGACTTCACAGCCGGCGCAGATAGCAATACTGTGTCGAGTGCGTCTAGTGCATTCTCGACTGATACTGCTAGTTACGCTGAATCTGTAACGTTCACAAGCATTACGTATGTATCGGCTATTGAACAGTACGTACCGGCTCCTACATTCCAAGATGCTGCCACTGTTACGAGCAAAACGTACATTGGCGCTACTACAGAGTATGGCCCTATCACGGTAGATCGCTTTGTAGGGTTCTTAACGAGTAGATGGATTAGTGGTGGTATGGTTGCTAGATTCAATTCGACGACAACGAGCAAACGTTGGATTAGTACAGAGTTTGTCATTAACCGACTAGTCGGGATGGTGAGGTCGAAGTGGACAACTTAAATGTCGGAACTAAGGAGACTGTATCGGTCAACTTAGAGGATCGTTTAGATACGATAACTGATTTGAGTTCTTATGCAGTTAGTTATCGTGTAGCCAACGATGACGGTACTGATAAGGTTCCGTGGGCTACGGTAGCTGGCGTTACACTTATGAGAGTTGATGTACTGCTAGATACGACTGGATGGGATACAGCTCATTACGAGCTTTATGTCCGTCCTACTATTGGGAGCGAAATGCCCATCTTAGGGCCGTTCGATTTTAATGTCATCTAACGGTAGAACTGAACCAAACATTAGCCGCGAGGCTTTGTTTGAAAAGCTTAAGTACGTTCCTCACTCGGAAGCACAGTGGGATGCTCATAGAGCTACGCAACGATTTCGTACAATTTGTGCAGGACGGCGTTTCGGTAAATCTCTATGGGCTGGTCACGAACTGACGTTAAAGATGTTTGTTCCTGATACGATTAATTGGGTTGTAGGACCTGATTATGGTCTAGGAGAAAAGGAGTTCCGTGTCGCATATACTGACTTCCAAAAGCTTGGTTTGCTTGGACGTTGCAGCAAGTCATACAACGTTAAGCAAGGGAATATGCGTCTATACTTTAAAGACCTTAACTCCTTGCTTGAAGTCAAATCAGCCGAACGAAAAGATTCTCTGGTTGGAGAAGGTTTAGATCACGTTTGTATGAGTGAGGCTGCTAAGCATTCCATGAGTACATGGCAGATGTATATTGAACCTGCACTCGCTGACAAGTTAGGATCAGCAGACTTTCCAAGTACGCCACAGGGGTTCAACTGGTACAAGGGAATGTACGAGTTAGGACAGAATAAGCACCGCGATGACTTAGACGATTATATCTCTTGGCGCTTCCCGACTTGGGTAAATACATTCAAGTTCCCTGGTGGATTCGATCCTCAGTGTCCTAATATCCAGACTAACGATTCAGGCCAAGAAATGCATATGGGCTATCGTCGTGGTCTAAACAAGTGCGATTGCAATAAGGAACTTGTCAGGATTTTCAACAACAGTAGTCGTATGTACTGGATGCAGGAATACTGCGCTGAGTTTACAGCTTTCGAGGGAATGATCTATCCAGAATTCAATGAAACGATCCACGTCCGTAACTTTGAATACAACCCTAGTTGGAAGAATTGGCTTTCTATCGACTTCGGGTTCGTTGATCCGTTTGTCTGCTTAGACATAATGATCGACCAAGAGGATCGTGTATGGGTTTGGCGTGAATACATGGTTAGCTACAAAACGAATCATGAACATGCTCAGGTCTTAAGAGCTAGAGAGAATCCGGAGGGCTATCACGTTAATGCAGTTGCGGCTGATCCGCGCGATCCTGACGGAATACAGACAATTGCGTTCGCTCTCGGTAGTGCTAACGCTACACCTGTTGATCGTTCCGCTGGTTATGAAGTAGTTAGAAGGCATCTTAAAACTCGTGAAGATGGTTTGCCTGGTCTGATTATTCATCCACGTTGCACAGAGTTAATCAGGCAGTTAAAGGTTCTTCGTTACGCCGAGTCTAAAGAAGGTCATAATAGCAAGCAAACGCAACATGACTACGACGATCACGGTCCTGATGCTTTGCGCTATTTCTTCAATGAATACTTTATCCTCGGGAGGAACGAGAGTCTAGCCGACCTGTATAGTGGAATTGGTAACGGGACTGAGGCAGATACATTTTTCACCTATCATGGGGCAATAACCCTTGATAGTGAATTAGGAAGGTATTAGTCTCAATGGCGTTACGCGATAGACTAGGTTTAAAGAAGAAGGACAGCACACCTACCCGTCAAAATACGGGTACTACTTATGTTGCTCAAGGTGCTGTTGAATCTCCGAAGGCTGCAAGCCTTAGTGAGATGGGTTCCTCTAAGGGTACGCATATTGTTGATCCTGTACCTGCTTTATCTAGTCCTGCTACGGCTCTCCGTACTTACACTAGTATGGTACGTGACGATGTATCAGTTCGTGTAAGCCTTCGTGCTGGTAAGGCGCCGATATTAGGCGCAGACTGGTATATCCAGCCATATAGTAATAACGAACAGGACGTTGCTATCGCAGAATTCGTTGAGTTTAACCTGTTCGACGGAATGACGACTCCGTGGGTTAAATGCTTAGAACAGATTACCAAGATGTTCGATTTCGGATTTAGTGTATTTGAACCCGTTTGGGAAATGCGTGAATGGGCGCCTCGTAAGTCTACTCCCGGTGCTAACCGCAAACAATACACTATGCTGCGTAAGTTGGCGGCACGTCCCGCAAGTACGGTAAGTCAGTTTAACTACGACGATAACGGAGGCCCGGTAAGTATTGACCACAACGCTGTTGCTGCTGACGGTCATTCTACCTTAGTTACTATTCCGATTGATAAGCTGGTTGTCTTTACGTTTGACCAAGACGGTGGCGATCTTAGAGGAAATAGCATACTTAGGTCAGCTTATCGGAATTGGTATTACAAGGATCATATGTATAAGATTGACGGTATCCAGAAAGAACGTCACGGCATCGGGGTGCCAGATATCGAATTACAGCCAGGATACAACGAGAACGATAGAAAATTCGCACACGAATTAGGCTCAAATCTCAGGACGAACGAACGTGCCTACATTGTTAGAACTACTAACATGAAGGTTGCATTCGCTGAGTTAAAGGGCAATCTTGTTGAACCGTTGCGTTCTGCTGAGCACCACGATACCATGATTATGAAGAACATCATGGTTCAGTTCCTTAACTTAGGTACTGGCGTTGAAGGTGGCGGCGGCGGTCGTGCTACTGGTGCAACAAGCATGGATATGTTCCTTAAGTCCATGCGTCACATTGCGAAGTCTATCTGCGACAGTATGAACTTGTACTTAATACCGAATCTTGTTGCTTATAACTTCCCTACTGATAACTTCCCGAAGTTGATGGTTCGTGGAGTTGGCGAAGTTAAGGACTTGCAGATGTTTGCTGCTGCTATTCGTAACTTACTCAATGTTGATGCTATCTCTATGGACGAAGATACAGAACAGTGGGTGCGCGATCAATTCGATATCCCGCGCAAAACTGCTCCGTGGACACCGCCTAGCCAGAATCCTGAATACGTTACTGAGGCTATCAAAGTCGATCAGACTAGTGACGGTAATGGCAACGGTGGTACAACTAAGGATGCGGCAACTTCTGCTAAAAAGACTATCGACCACTCTAAGAACGGGGGAGCTGGTAACATTGGCAAGCCCGACAATAGTGGCGCCGTCTAAAACTCTGGAAGAGATAGACTTCCAGCTAGATTTACTAAGCACACTGTATAATCGAAGTACGAAAAAGACAATTAAGGTTAAGCTTCAAAAGGATATAGACAAGTGGTTAGATAAGAGGTTACATCTAACCCATAGTATTCCGTTGGACGACGAGGTGACTA